ACAGCCAGTGGTATCAACTGCTAGGAGTTGGCAAACACACAGTCAACGGCAAAGAAATCGTAGTAGATGAATACGAACTCAAGAAGAAACTATGGATCTGTCTTAACAGTGTAAATGTGCTAGAAGGCATTCGTTTCTATGTTTCGTTTGCTTGTTCATGGGCATTTGCTGAACTCAAGAAAATGGAAGGCAATGCCAAGATTATCAAGTTGATTGCCAGAGACGAAAATGTCCATCTTGGATTTAGTCAGAGCTTGCTAAAAATACTGCCACAGGATGATCCTGACTTTGCCAAGATCCGCAAGGAAACCGAAGCTGAAGTTGTGGCCATGTTTGAGTCTGCTGTGGCACAGGAAGAAGCCTGGGCCGACTACCTATTCAAAGATGGATCAATGATTGGTCTCAACAAACAGTTACTCTGCGACTACGTGGAGTGGATTGCTCACAAGCGTATGACTGCACTTAGTCTGCCCAATCATTACAAAGGTGGATCAAACCCTCTGCCATGGACACAGAAATGGATTGCCGGTGGCGATGTGCAGGTAGCACCACAAGAAACTGAAATCACTTCTTATGTAATCGGTGGTACTAAGCAAGACGTTGACTCAAATACATTTACAGGAATGAGTCTTTAATGCTGGAAACATGCTGTGACATCTTGGTAGACGCCTACAAGCGCAACTGGATCACCAGTCGTGATGGAAATATTTCTATTCGTCATCACGATCGTGACCATTTCTACATTACACCCAGCGGTGTGCGCAAGCAGACCATGCAACCAGATCAGTTTAAGAAAATTTTAATCAAGCCTCCTCACTCGTGGAATGAAACAGGCACAGGATTGTTGGCTGATCGTTGGGGCTGGAAAGAACTGCCCTATAGTGATATCAGTGCAAACTTAAAACCCAGCGGGGAAATGCCATTGCATTTTGGATTACAAAAGCAAATGGGACAACACCGCGGAGAAGTGCGTGTAGTAGTACACGTTCATCCTACGTATTGCATTGCGGCCATGCATGCCGGTATTGATTTGAGCACAGTTAGTGCGGCATTTCCAGAACTCAATCGTTATACTAAGGTAGCACCCAATGTGGGCGACGTGAAGCCTATTAGTCAAGAGCTTGCTGATCAATGTCATAAAAATTTACAGCTAGATGAAGAAGGTAACATTGCCTACGATATAGTAGGAATCAAAGGACACGGTGTTGTGGCCATTGATATAACTCCATGGCGTGCCTATGAACACATAGAACGACTAGAACACATTTGCAAGATTGTACTTGCTTCAGGAAAATATTAACATGCTCACAGTATACTCAAAAAAACACTGCCCATTTTGCGATCAAGCCAAGGCCTTGTTAAAAAATAAAAGCATTGCTTTTGAAGAAGTTAAGATTGACGAGGATACCACAGCTCGTGAGTTTATCATGGAGCAAGGGCACCGCACAGTGCCACAGATTTATCACCAAGGCAAGTTATTTGTTGAAGGTGGTTTCCAAGGTTTAAGTAAGCTGAGCACCGACGAGATTCGTACTCGTATGGGCCTTACTGAAAACCTAGGAACCCTATGAACCATTTACAACCCAACGAAATCTATACTTTTAAACTGATCAGCGGCGAGGAAATCACTGCCAAGATCTTTAGTAAAACTGCAGACACTATAGAAGTTGCCCAGCCTATCTCTATGGTGTTAGGCCCACAAGGGCTTCAAATGATGCCCTGTTTGTTCAGCTCAAATCCCGATAAAAATGTCTATATAAATACTGCTAGTATTGCGTTAGCAGGCGAAACTCGAGAAGATGTGCGAGTCAAGTATATCGAAGCCACCACAGGCATCGTTACACCGCCTAGCAAGCAAATCATAACAGGATAAAAATATGCCACCAGCAGTAAGAATTGGAGATCCAAACATAGCAGGAGGATTAGCACTGCTACCAGGTGCTCTCAGCGTGTTGATCAATGGGCGTCCGGCCTGTACCACAGGAACAATAGTGACACCACATCCTCCTTGCCCAAAGAAAAAAACACACTGTCTTGCATCTACAACCTTGGGCAGTCTTTCAGTTACAGCCGAAGGCAAACCCATTGTGTATGTGGGCTCGCCAGACACTTGCTTCCATCCTCGAGCATTTGGTAGCCTTGATGTCATAGTAGGAACCTAACATGGCCTGCGCAGGTGCATTAACCTCGATCATTATGACCGCGGCTGGGGCGTTTATTGCCAACGGCGGCCTGTCAGAAATATTTGGAGGCGCACCCATCGGTGGCGCGGAGGCGCTGGGGTCGTTGGGAGAAGTCACTGTATTTTTCCCTGACGGTACCAGTCAGGTTATGAGCACCGCACAGGCCACATCGCAGGGCCTGTTGACAACCACTAGTCAGGGTTGGTACAGCAGTCTCACACAGACCTTAGGCGAGATGAAAAATGCTGTGTTAGAGTTTACACAGCCCATGCGTGAAGCCTGGAACGCTATTTCTACTGCACCTGCGGCAGCTGGTAAAGAAGTTCTCAATAGCGTGACTGGTACTTTTGGTCCCAAGACTGCACAGTTCTTATCAACAGTTACAGAACAAGTTTTCACCACAGCCATTCAACAAAGCATAACATGGGCAAGTCAATCCTTGGGCGGTACCGGAACACTGGTTGCGGGTGCATTAGTTGGTGATCCTAAAATATTAGGTAGCATATTCAGCTCAGCACAGAGCTATGCTGACACAGCCAATAGTTTTGTCACCGCTGCCGAACGTGGTGCAAAGTATCTTGAAAAAACTTTTACCAGCATGGATGAAACTATTACAGCTGGCGTCACCGGTGTGTCAAACTGGGTAAAAGGCCTAGGGGACGATATTTCTCAACTGGGTGATACAGTGAGTTGGGAGAATTTAAAAAACATGGGATCACCAGGTCAGCTCATGGCCAACATGGAAAACAATGGAACCTTGGGCCCCATGTATGAAAAACTAGGCAATATCAAGATCAGTGAAAAGACCGCACAAGAGCTTGGTTATAATGTTATAACTTCAGCGTTTGCTGTGGCCACTGGTGGTAAATCTACCATTGGACTCAGAGATATTACTCGTAATGTCACCTTGAAAGACTTGGGAGTAGACCTCAATACCTTGGCTAGAACAGGCGCTAACCTTCCTCCCACAATACAAAAAGACATCTATACTCAGCTTGGTACATTATCTCCCACAGAAGTGTCCCAAGTCAAAGCCATTCTCAACAACACCCAGTCAGCAGTTCGCACAGGTCAAGATCTTCTCAATCCCACTAGGTTATTTGGCAAAAGTTATACCACACTGACCACTCCTGTGAGAACCGCCAGTGTGGGATTCCGTGCTATCTACGAAGATGAGTCAGGCTCTGTGAATCCTCAACTCAATCATCTAGGACAAGATCTCAAAGGTATCATACCTGACGATCTTGCAGTGGCCAATGACGCTCTGGCCCGCAGTTTGCTACAACTCAAAGGCATACAAAACTCTTCAACAGAGGCCTTGGCAGTGACTATCAGCGGACTAGAAAATCTTGAAGACCTGCCGTTGATTCAAAATCAAACTCAGTACATTCCGCAGGGTGTGCTTGATTATTGGAACGGGCAATACAATCAAGACTATGATATTCCTTTGGGCACAGGTGCTCTTGGGCAACTGGTAATATCTGACGTGATTGGATTTGCCGCTGGATACAACAGTGGATCGTATCTACAAGATAACTCCACAAAGTTAGCCGAGTTAAACTCAGTGGGTGCATTCAATGAGTTTACACAAGTTCAGGGCATTTATGAAACCATCCAGGCTTTTAGTCAAGGTACATTTGGTCCTGTAAACACTGCACCTGATCCAATGCTAGATCCTCCTGAGTGGGAAGTTGAGATACCTGCAGGTTGGGCCGCCGCAGGCACATACGGTCCTTTTGCTACTGCTGAAGAAGCCTACGAGGATGCCTGGATCAATGGTATTATTCCTGTAACTGCCGTGGCGTCTGTAGACATAATCGACAACTATCCAACAGCACAGACAGTGTACAACAATGAACAAGCCTGGCAAGATCAGCTGGGACGTGAGACTCTCAACCGACAAAGAATTGATCTTGTTGCCGCTGACATATTGCCCAACAATACCGTGGCAATGAGTTTTGCAGAACAACTTCCTGAATACGGAAAGCGAACAGAGTTTGGTGGCCCAGCCATGTGGCTTGAACGTGTGGCAGTGGCCAACAGCCTGGGAGGACAAGCTCTGATTGCTGCCATGCGTGAAGGAAGAAATTCTGAACTACTGTCTCGAGCAGGACTTGAACAGGACACATCGGTGCCCACTGATACCATTGAAGAACCAGGTACCTTGTCGCCCAATCAGTACACCAAAGAACAAGCAGAAGCACTGGTAATACGAAGTTAGTACCCACTAACTCAGTAAAGGCCCTGCTAAATGCAGGGTTTTCTTTGGTTGACCAGAAATAGCCATTTTGCTATAATAATA